GCCGATCAAGATGGCTACGATCGTAACTGCTTCTGAGGAGTTCGCTCGTGCCAACGTGAACGGTCTGTGGAGCAGCGTAGGGCCTCAGATGGCTCGTGCTATCTCTCGTGGTATTGACTTGGCCGTTTTCCACGGTAAGCGCCCTGACAACGGTGATTCGTTGTTGGGTATTGCGAACAACCACTACATTCAGCAGAGCACGGGTGCGATCAACTACCCAACCACTACTGAGACACTTGACGTTGACCTAACGAACGCGTGGGCAACTCTTGTAAACCGTGGCTTTTCGCCGAACGCTTGGGCTATTGACGCTCGCTTCGTACCTCCGGTATTGACAGCGCGTGATGCTAACGGCAACTTGATTTTCCAGGGCCAGTTGAACTTGGCCAACCAGAGTCTTGGTACCTTGGCAGGTCTTCCTGTTGAGCAGGGCAAGGCTGTAAGTGGTGTTGTTGGTCGTGGTGAGGATTCAGGTACCCGTGCTATCTTGGGTGACTGGAGCCGCTTGGTATATGGTTACGCGGACCAGGTTCGCGTGAAGGTTACCGACACTGGTGTCATCAACTCCGCCGACGGTACTCAGGTCAACCTATGGCAGACTAACCAGGTCGCCGTGTTGATCGAAACCACTTTCGGATGGTTGGTAGACCCAACTGCCTTCGTGCGCTTGACTGACACTGCCGGAATCGTCACTGGAACTACGGTTCCTGCTGGTGAGTCTGGTGGGGACGATGTTCCTACCGAGACCTACCCGCTTCCGACAGAGAGCTGATCTAACGTGAATGGGAGGGTCATCTTCGGGTGGCCCTCCTTTTCCATATCCAAAGGTGAAATGACGTGGCGGATGTAGTGTATATCGTGAAGGAAGAGGAACGCAACGAGGAGTTGCGACACTCTCTTCGTTCATTGAGCGAGAACCTTCGCCACGATCGTGTGTTCTTTGCAGGCTATAAGCCATCATGGGTTCAGAACGTGATTCACATCCCTGTGACACAAGTCGCGGGACAAAAGCACCCGAACTCCTTGCGCAATCAAATGGCCGCGTACACGCACCCTGACGTAAGCGACACGTTCTATTTGTTCAATGACGATCACTTCATCATGCAGCGCTTTGAACGTATGCCAATCTTGAATTGGGGCAACCTCAACCACGCCATCGACAACTGTCGCTCCCTAGGCGACTCGTTTCGTAAGAGCATGGTGACTACACGTAACATCTTGATGGAGCGTGGATTGTCAACAATCAACTATCAACTGCACATTCCTTGTGTCATCCCCAAGGATCAATTGGTGCAGGTGTTCACAGATTTTGAGTCTCCCGCTCCTAACGGCGCATGGTTGCACCAAGTAACATTGGCAGGCAACATCTACAATTGGGGTGGGGAGTCATACCGAGAAGACGTGAAGGTCCACGAACTTTACGAACTACCTTCGGATCTTTCTCGACGAGACTTTCTGTCAACCTCAGACCGTAGCTTTCAGTACGGCATGATCGGTGACTATATTCGTGAGCGCTTCCCAGAGAAGTGCCGCTACGAGAAGTGAGGCAACATGGCGTACGCTACCCCATCAGATGTGGAGACGCGTCTAGGCCGTGACCTTTCCCCCGAAGAGGAGGCTCAGGTCACTGAGCTTCTAGAAGATGTCGAAACCATTATCAAGCTCCGCATTCCCGATCTCGACGCTAAGGTGACCGCAGGGGATATCCCTGAGCGCCTTGTCATCATGATCGAAGTAAATGCGGTCGTACGTGTCCTTCGTAACCCCGACGCTTACGTCTCTGAAACTGACGGTAACTATTCGTATACACGTAGTACTGAGGGCGCTAACGGTTACTTGGAATTGCTTCCTATTGAATGGGATTGGTTGTTTGGCGGTGGGGGCATGTTCCAGATCGTGCCTGTGTCCCCTTTCGGCGATAGGGTCGAGGGAGGCGCTAGGCAGCCTGACGCCCACTATTGGTGCCCACCAAGCTATGGATGGACGGTGCGTGTCCCGTGAGCCTTCTAGACCACGGCCGTGAGACGGTCATTGTTCATCACGAAGAGCGCTGGACATCGCCTGACGGTAATCCTATGTATCGAGCCTCCGGCACGGATGTCGAGACGATCGCGAATTGTGCCGTGCAGGTGGCTGCGCAGAGCGGAACGTCGGCTAGGCGCGCGGAGCAGGATGAAGAGGGATACGATACTGAACAGGTGTATCGCTTGCGTCCTCCGCGTTCCTACACCCGTGAAATTGGGTTTGAAGCCAAGGTTGAATGGCGCGGGTTGATGTGGAGTGTTATTGGTCGTGCTAAGCACTTCAACGGAAGTGATAACACCAAGCACATGGATTACACGTTGAGGCGCACATGATCGACTTGATGAAGGAAAAGCAGCTCAACAAGAAGATCTCTCACATGCCTGGTGTTCGTGGCGCAGTTTACGATGTAGGTCGCGAGATCGGACAAATCGCCGAAGGACGCTTGGCTCCGCATCGCCGCACGGGTGCTGCTCATATTGAAGTGTCACGTGGAACAGTTGATACATTCGTGTCACTAGTTGATGAAGCAGCCCTCTCAATTGAATTCGGACATTACTTGGGATCACAGGCGCGCGGTCTGAATCGTCAGTTCGTACGTGGTCTACATTTGTTCATTGATTGGTACCATGAGGGGGTGTTGTGATGGTAAGCGATATGCATGAAATGCCTCGCGTCCAGAGCATCATCATTCCCCTGCTGCGTGAAGCGTTCCCGGATGTACAGGTGACATCGTGGATTCCCGTGAACACGGACCGTGAGTTTCCTATCTTGAATGTGCGTCGCGCGGGTGGTTACCCCGTGAACCCGAAGCTTCTTGACCGTGGCACGGTTGAGATTACCTCGTACGGTGATGTGTGCTACGAGGACACTGAGGATCTTCTAAAGAAGGCTCAGATCGTTTTGTGGGATGCTGTTGAGAACCAAACTGTCGTACCTGGCGTTGGCTATCTGCACTCATACAGGCAGACCTTTGGAATTACACAGTTCGACTCGCCATATGATAACACATGGCGCGTTCAGAGCCTGATTCAGTTCGGGTTCCGACCACTTCCCATCTCCTAAGGAGTAAAGAAACATGCCACACGTAGATAGTGCGGTCATTACCCCGGGAACAGGATTCATCTTCTTCGCGGCACCTGGTACTGCGCGTCCTTCGGATGCGTTGATTACTTCGTATACCGCTATGGATGATACTCACTTCCCTGGTTGGACCAGTGCCGGTCACACGTCTCGTGACGACTTGCCGCAGTTTGGTTTTGATGGTGGTGACAGTGAGGTTCAGGGTACGTGGAGCAACGCATCCTTCCGTGAGGTTGTGACGGCCGCTCCGAGTGACTTCGTGACCTTCAACGCCCTACAGTTCGACGAGCAGATCTTGTCGTACTACTACGGCGTTACCGATGCCCTTCCGGGTGACGGAACAATCGAGGTTACAGACGCTCCGACATCGACCATTGAGCGTGCTCTATTGGTTGTAATCGTTGATGGACCGCGCCGTGTCGCCTTCCACGCTTCAAGTGCATCGATTCGTCGTGAGGACGCAATTCAGTTGGCTACGGACTCGTTCGCTGCCTTCCCGTTGCGTGCCACATTCTTGAAGCTTCCTGGCACTCCGATCTACTCTTGGACTAAGGTTGCGGCCTTCGACGAGAGCTGATCTTTGACATATGTAGTATGCCCATATAGGCCCTGAGTGGGTCTGTATGGGCATATTTCATTTGGAAGGTATGATGACGAACACAAAGAACAAGAAGATCGTGGACCTGACTAAGTTCCAGAAGGCCGCCGAGGAATTGTACGAATCGTTTGAGATTCGTGTGGACGGTGAGATCGTTCGCCTGTTCAACCCGATGCGCATCGCTCCCGAGGCACGTGATCGTGTGATTGAGCTTGCTAAGGCGTTCGATTTTGGTGATGATCACGAATATACACCCGAGGACGTCAAGGCCATTCACCCTGTGGTCATTGAGATTTTGGAGTTGGTGGGTGACGAGAACGTGTTCAGGTTGGTGGAGAGTATTCGTAATGACTTGGTTGTTGCGATGAATGTGTTCACAGCCTATTTTGAGCACGTGAACTTGGGGGAAGCCTCGTCCTCGGAAAGCTAATCCGCGAGCATCCTGAGGAGATGTTCGCGGACTTCCGAGAGTACTATGGGCTGCGCGTCACAGACGTTTTCAAGTTTGATGGCAGTCTTCCTATCGGGGAGGCTGCCATCCTTGCGCGTAACCTTCCTCACACATCCCGTACCGTGGCTGCTGTTCAAGGCGGTAAGGAGTATTTGGGATGGGACATTAACACTCACCTTTTGGCGGCGTTGGTAGATTCGTTGCAGGTCTCGAACTACATGTTCGCAAAGGTAAATAGTAAGAAGAGGGTCAAGGCACCCGTCCCTGTTCCGCGTCCGGGCGATGCAGAGCGTCGTAAGCGTGAAAATGCAAACAACCCGTTCGCACAGATGGTGCAGGCACAAATGACAGAATTGACGAAGGAGGCGTGACATGGCTGGTGCTGGTGGTACTGAAGTTGGTCGCGTCTCCGTACGTGTAGTTCCGGACCTTGACAATTTCCGTCGGGAAGTCGAGAAGGAACTAAGGGAGATTGAGCGCCTGGAAGCTGAGGTCGAGGTTGTCCTCGACCTTGAGAAGTTTCACGCTCAGATTGAAGAGGTCAAGGCATCCCTTAAGTCCATCCAGGATGAAGAGGTCAATGTCAAGATCGACAAGAACAGCGGCATCACTACACTTGGTGATGACGTAAAGAAGGCCGGAGAGGAGCTTGGCAAGACTGCCCGAAAGCTGAAGGACGTTGGCGATGACAGCGATAGCACGGGCAGGCGCGTATCCCGTCTATCGTCTTTCTTCTCAACGCTAGGGTCCTTTGCGCAGCGTGCCGCGGGTCAGTTGGGTGAGTTGGGCTCTAAGATGGGTTCAGAACTTGCTGACGGCGCTAGGTCATTCGGTAGCTCAATTTCAGCCCTGATCATTCAGTTGACGATCTGGGTTCCTTTGTTGATGCTTGCTGCTGGCGCTATCACCTACTTGGTAGGTATTATCGCTGCCGCCATCGGTGGTCTCCCTGCCTTGATCGTTGGTCTTGGCGCACCTATTGCTGCCCTGATCTTGGGTTTTGATGGTCTTAAGAAGGCATTTCAGCCGCTAGGTAAGGAATTTGACGCGCTGAAGGCCCGTTTGTCGAACACGTTCGAAAAGGGTCTTAAGCCTGCTGTACAGTCTTTGCAGAAGCTAATGCCTATCCTGTCGGATGGGTTGAACCAGGCGGCTGAGGCAACGAGCAACTTCATCAATGAGATTTCGAAGACGCTCACTGCCAAGGAGAACATGGATAACCTGAAGACCGCGCTTGGTGGTGTGAAGGATTTCTTGTCTGAGTTGCAGCCGGGCGTGTCCTCATTCTTGACATCCTTTTTGAAGGCTACCGCAGTAACAGATGCCTTGAAGGTCATGGGCCAGACCTTGAGCGATGTTCTATTCAAGTTCAAGGGTTTCTTTGATCAGAGCGTTGCTGATGGCTCGTTGAAGAAGGGCCTTGATAACCTTCACACTACCCTGTACTCATTGACAGGTCTTTTCACGGCATTGTTGCGTAACTCCTTGAAGTTCTTCAACGGTGCCGCCCCTGGTATGAACAAGTTCTTTGACTCCCTGTCATCATTCTTTTTGAAGATCGATTGGGAGCGCCTGGGTGCCGCGTTTGGTAAGATCTTCGAGCGCCTAGGTAAGGCTATCGACGAAATCCCGCCGGAAACTATTGAAAGTATCACCACATCGTTTGAGAAGTTTGCTGACGCTGTTGGTGATTTGGTAGATGGTAAGTCATTTGACGTACTCATCGCTAGTTTCCAGATGGTAATTGACATCGTCACTGGTGTAATTCACGCATTTGACGGTCTGCTTGAGACTATCGCTAATGTCGGTGATTTCATTGACGGCATCCCTGATTGGTTTGATAAGTTGTTCACTAAGGGTGGCGACTTGATCAGTGGGTTGAAGCAGGGCGCCGTCGAGAAGATGGGTGAGTTTGTAACGTGGTTGGGTGAGATTCCCGACAAGGTGAAGTCATTCTTCTCAGATGCTGGTTCTTGGATTCGTGATAAGGGCGAGGCCATCATTAACGGCATCCGTGACGGAGCGACGACAGCGTTCACGAACGTCGTGACATTCTTCCAGAGCATTCCTGGACGCATCAAGGGCTTCTTCGTTGGTGCCGGAAATTGGTTGTTGGAGACGGGCCGTAACATTATCAACGGTTTGGGTCAGGGTATCTCGGGCGCTTGGCTCACAGTGCAGATGACTGTTATGAGCATCAAGAACCGTGTGATTGCGTTCTTCTATGGCGCAGGGTCATGGCTACTGAGTGCAGGTCGTGAGATCATCAGTGGTTTGGTGTCGGGAATTCGTTCGGCGATCCCGAGCATCATTAGCATCCTGGGTTCCGTAACAAGTTTGATTCCTCAGTGGAAGGGTCCGCCTTCTACAGATGCTAAGCTGTTGATCAAGAATGGTCAGTTGATCATGAAGTCGTTGGTTATCGGTTTGAAGGATGGTTATGGCGACGTTCAGAAGACGCTCGGCGCCATGACTACGGACATTGGGAATAGTTTCACAAGCCCTACGCTTCAGGGCGACATCACCATGACTGGCCAGGATATCGCTGCTGTTGGTACATCACAGCTAGACATTGCCGGTAGCGTGGACAATGGGTTGAGCGAAGCTGTTGCTGCCGCTTTGAGTGGTTGGTCAGTGCAGATTGATGAGACAGGCATTGCGCGCCTGGTTAACAAGGGACAGCAGAAGTTGGGTAGGCGAGGCTAATGCCATTTGATTCGAAGACGTGGTACTTGGGATGGCTCGGTGACATTCGACCCTTCCCTGTAACACCTGAAACAGGATTCGATATGACTGAGGAGCGCTTCGGCGGCGTTCATCAGTCATTGAGTGGTGCGCGCACTATCGACACAACAGGCTTCCGTCAGAAGTTTGACTTTGAGTTCAAGTATTTGACAGATGCCGAGTATGAATTCTTGCGCGCCTGCTACTTGGGACACATCTCCGAGTCGTTGTTCCTGCGAAACCCTATGCGCAAGAACCTCCTGTCTGAGCAGAGCAGCAAGGCATACTTCACCAACGCTGATGATCTTGGTATTTTCATCGGTAGTTTCGGTAACACGGTAGATAGCGTACGTGACTTTCCATCTGGAATTACCACTCCAGGTACTCAGGTGCCACGTGTGATCAGTATTTCCTCAGGTCCACAGTATTACACCTTGGATGGTTTGCGCGGCTTTGTCCCCGTTAAGGTAGGCGAGCCTATCACGTTCAGTATTTATTTGCGCACAACAAGTGGTAGCATTTCAGCGAGCGTTTATATGGACGCTCTGGATAAGTATGGCGTGCAGGTTCCTGGTGCCGGTGCAAGTACCTCGGCGTCGGTCACAACGTCCTGGCAGAGGTTTAACGTCACGGTTACTCCTGTCGCTGGTGTAGCGTGCGTACGCGCTACTGTGTCGTTGACAACACCCGGCACCTACAACTTGTGCTTGGCTGCTCCACAGATCGAATACGGAAGTGCACCTACGGCATTTAGTATAGGAGGAGGATGGCAGAAGGTAGTAATCGATAGTATCAAGAGTGAGAGCCCTCGCTATCCTCTTCAGAATGTTTCAGTCACACTATTGGAGGCGTAAGTTATGCAGACTCAGGGAGGAACGGCAGCCGAAACTGCCATTTTGGCAGAGGAGCGCGCCTTCCGTGTCCGCTTGCGTGTCGACTGGAACAATAACGGTAACTACGATCACGTATTCAGTGACATTTCTGGATATGTTGAGGAAATTTCCACTGACCGTGCTCTCAAGGGCTCCCTTCCCGCCGACATTGTGTTGGTAGAGGGTAGCGCTGCGGCTGAGCTAAGTATTTCACTCGGTGGTAGGTACAACGATCTATCTTTGACCTCCGTATTCTCGCCCTACAACGGTTTGTCACCCTTGTACACCAAGGACGTAATCGGTAGTGAGATCAAGTACGAACTGGGTGTGGACACCGTTCTTGGTACAATTTGGTACCCACAGTTCATTGGTAACGTTTCCACAGTAACGCCTCAGCGTGCCGATAACACAGTAGAAATGACCGCGCTTGACCGCGTGGAGAAGCTTCGTGTCCCAATTCGTACACCTCAGTGGGCCATTTCGGACTATTGGGCGAACCGTGGACTGCGCCGTGGTCAGTTGTTTGACACACAGAACATCATTCAGATGTGCCTTCAGCAGTGTGACACCTCCGCATCCCCAAGGCGCCCCGTAACACGTGCTGAGTGGTCATCTGTTTTGGGAACACAGGGCTACAAGACGACGTTCATTTCAGGTGCCAATGGTCATGTGCCTACTGTCGGATGGTGGGACAACGCGGGCGCCGTACCTATCGCCAATGTCGAGGGTGGAGCGGTCAATTACGTTAAGAACGGACCTGTTCACCCTCTGTCACCAGAGCCTACGAACAAGCCATACAGTTTTGGCGCGCTAGGTTCGAACCCTGATAACATCTACCAGAAGTACTGGATCGCCGACAGGTTCGAAACATCACTTAATGGTGCCACAACCATTGCATTTACAATGAACCTTGACCCGGCATTCCCTAACGGGTCGTGGCACGTGACCGCACCTGACACCGTTATCATGGTCGTGCGCGTGGGTGAGAAGCGTCGTGTGGACATTTTGGTTGGTAGCAATCAGATGTGGATTAGGTTCGTTAACGAGAACAATGGCTTCTCGAACACCACACCTAAGCTGAACATTCCTGCCGGTAACAACATTGAGGTGTTTGCTCAGGTTGATACGAGCGCGGCTTCGGGTACACGTGGCTACATGCGCGTCGGTTCAAACTCACATCCTGGATGGCAGTACATTTCTAACGGATGGGATGGTGTCAACAACTACGATCCTCTTGTTGGCTTGATCCAGATTCAGCGTAACATTTCGCTGAGCGACATCGCGTACAGCTTTGACTTCAAGTCATCACGACCTGCTGGTTATGAGGGCGTAACGTGGCGTTCAGCAACTTATCCTGCCGTTTTAGACTCGGGAATTAACACATTCTCTTTTGTTCCTGACGGACTTACAGGCAAGGACGCATGGGACATCATTACGTCTGTGGCGGGCGCTGAATTTGGGTCGGTGTTTTGGGACGAGAGTGGATGCTTCCACTTCTGGAACTACAACACAATTAAGTCCAAGCAGGACACCGTGGTGCGTTCTCTGAACGTCAATCACATCAATGACTTGAACATCACTAACTCGTTGGACAGTATCCGAAATTCCTACTCAGTTAGTGTCAAGAAGCGTCAGAGCGCTAATAACATCAACGTGTACAAGAGTGCATCGGTGGATCAGTTCTATGTAGGACCGGGGCCGCAGATTGCATATTTCGACGTGCAGGTTGACAACGTTCAGTTCATGGAGCCACGCTTCTTGCAAAGGTGTACAAAGCACACTTCAGGTACTGCGTTTTCTAACTTCCCGCAGTGGGATGAGTGGTCAACGCACGCATTCGTATACCAGGCGCTGTTTGGAGATGGATGGCGCGAACCGAACAACTTCAATAACTTGGACGTGTCCGCGTGGTATACACGTGATGGTGTGATGCGTGTTCGTGTGTACAACCCTTGGTCGGAGCCTGCGCGCCTAGCTGTGTCGAATCAGCCTACAGTAGGAAATGCTAGTTCGACACCTGCTTGTGTTATCGGTGGTACTTTGATTAATGATCAGAGCACCTTTGGCATTACGACAAGCGATAATGCATCGGTTGGTAAGTATGGGCAGAGGAACTTCGAGGCGTCTGGGGATTGGTACCAGGAGTATTACAACGACAAGGGCTTGATGAATGTCCTGTTGCCGCGCACCGCGAAGCCAATTCCTACCACAGATAACATTGTTATCGCTGGCGACCCTCGTCTACAGCTCGGTGATACTGTCACGTTGAACGATAAGGATGGTTTGGGAACAGATTTGCGCGCACAGATTACAGGTATCAATAGGAAGTTCTCAAAGCGCGGTGGTCTCACGGACACATTGACTGTCGAATTGCTACGTCCTGCGGGACAGGGAATTTGGGATTCGTCTCAGTATGGACGCTGGGACCAGAGTTTGATTTGGAACTGATGATATGGCTATTGTCGCTATGACACCTGCGGTTGCAGGTAACGTTGCGCTCGCAGCAGAGTACAACAAGCTAATCACCAACATTACGGACCTTGACACGCGCACCACGGCAGTCGAGGCTGCTGTTGGCGGTGGTACGGGCGAGGTTCCACGTAAGGGTGGAGAGTACGCGTTCAACGCTGCCACACAGAGCGTTAACGCAGGTAACAACTTGCTCAATCAGTGGGCAGCTGTAGGTACCCCGTCCGGCATCACGTATTCGGCAGGCGTTTTCACAGTGACCGAGGCGGGGCTTTACGTAATGAGTCTTTCATTGCGTTTCTCCGCCGGTGGTGATAAGTACGCATGGATTTCAGGTGCCGCAGCGAACGACATTTGGTTTAAGAACTCTACGACATCAGCGGTTAACTGTGCCGTGAGTGGTGTGCGTCGACTAACGGCCGGTCAGCAGGTCCGTACATATGCGTACGCTGCCACTACACAGAACGTGCAGCGCGAAAATGTTTCGGGTGACTTCACGCCTGGATTTACCATCTACAAGATCGGTAACTAACACACCCTAGGAGAAGCGATGGATTTCACCGCGATTCTTGGGGCACTACCAACAATTGGTCCAGTCGGTGTCATCTTGGTGATCCTCACGTATGTGGGGCGCCAGTGGCTAGTGAGCGATAGGCGCTATCAGGCAGAGCTAGATCGTCTGAGCAAGGCGCACGAGGCCGAGTTGACTCGTATCAACAAGGCACATGATGATGAGATCAAGGAACTTCGTGATGACATCAGGGAGTTGCGTAAGGAAATTGATCAATTGCGTTTGGAGTTGCAGGCCGAGCGCACAGAGCGAATGCGTGCTCAAGAAGAGGCGCACCGTATTCGATTGCAGTCGGGAATTGATAAGCTATGACCAGGTGGCTACGAACAAAGAGGGCAATCTATGTAGTCTTGTTGTGTGCAGCTTTGGTTGCTAGTGGCTATGCCATCTACAATCAGGTCAGCAGTGATAGCAAGGCGGCGTCCTTGGCAGCCCAGGTTGCTCAGGTTTGCCATGACCGCCCCGATCTTGCTCACGCTCAAAACCTCAACTGCCAGCAGGCTCAGGAGGTGAAGGACAGCGATGCGCCTGTCCTCGTTCCTGGCCCTAAGGGTGACAAGGGCGAGAAGGGGGACCGCGGTGATGATGGCATCAACGGTCAGAACGGGCTCAACGGTGACAAGGGCGATCAGGGCATCCCAGGTATCAACGGAGAACAGGGCGCTCAGGGGCTCACAGGCGAGACAGGACAGACAGGCCCGAAGGGTGACACCGGAGAGCAGGGTCCGAAGGGTGAGAAGGGCGATCAGGGCGTGCAAGGCGAGCGTGGATCAGATGGTCAGCCTGCCCCTGTCATCACAGGGTTTGCCTTTCAGGGGACTGTAGCCGATTGCAACCTAGTGATCACAATGAGTGAAGGCGAACCATTCGTCCTCCCAGTACGAGGAGATTTCTGTGTATCTTAATGATCTAGCCAGTGTAATTCGCGCTGGTGGAATGAATGTGGTTGAGGTTAGTGGTTGGCAGTTCCGAAACCACGGAAGCATGGCTGGCGTTCGCGCAATTGTCTGCCATCACACAGCGGGCGCTGCCACGGGTAATTACCCATCATTGCCTGTGGTAACCAATGGACGCACGGACTTGGCGGGTCCTTTGGCTCAGCTCGGTTTGGCGCGCGACGGTACGGTGTACGTAATCAGTAACGGTGTTGCGTGGCATGCGGGCGCGACGCTTGATGATTCTGTCTACGGCAATTCATGGTCAATCGGTATCGAGGCCGAAAACACAGGTACACAGCCTTGGCCTGAGGTTCAGGTTGATGCATACGCAAAGCTATGCGCCATTCTGTGTGCTCATTACGGTATCTCCGTTGACCGTGTAAAGGGTCACAAGGAGATTTGCAAGCCAGTGGGCCGCAAGGTTGACCCTGCTGGTCTTCCTGGAGATATGAATGGACTGCGCGACAGGATTCGCGTAAAGATGACAAGCCCCACAAAGCAGCGACTATTGGATGGAGATTCTAGCGTGAAGCTACCTGTTGCTATGGATACGAATACTGCCAGTGTTTCTTTGCCGCCTCAGGCTAAGGTTCGCCTGGTGTTTTCGGCTAACACTACGATCTTCGGTGGCCTGATTGAGTTTTGGGGACCGGCAAATAACCAGTTGCTTGGAACCTATGACTTGAAGAATGGCTGGCGAGGTGAGGTAAATCAGGGCTATCAGATCGATGCCCCGCTTGGTAGCACGAAGGCCAAGATCAAGTACTCGTGCGCCAGTGAAGTTGATGTTTACATTCAGGCGATCGCCTGATAGAATGAGGTGAAAGAATGTTCACTGTAGCATTTTGGAAGGACGCTGCCATCCGTGCTATCCGTACGGGTGCGCAGGTTCTGTTGGTTGCTCTTGGTGCTGATGGCGCTGGCATCGTTGGCCTTGACGTGGGCAGCACTGCTGCGCTCGTTGGTGGTAGTATGTTGGCGTCGTTGTTGAACTCCGTGGTGATCCCACAGGAGGATCAGAAGGCCAAGAAGGATACGTCCGACACCCTGTAACACATAGCAAAGGGGACCTTACACATTGTAAGGTCCCCTTTGTCATTCCTGGATTCCGAGCGCGTCGTACAATGACCCGAATGCGCCATCGAACATCTTCCAGGCGCGCTGTAGCTCTTCCTGATCGACCCCTACAGCGCCTTCAAATGAGTGCATCACAAGTTCTACACGACTACGTGTCCGTTCGAAGTCGAACAGATACATGTCGTTACTATTCTGTGCCATTTTCCTCCTCATCGTCCTGAGCAAGCGCATTACCGAGCACCTCTAGACCCTTCGTCAAGAGCCACAACGCACTGAAGATCACGGCCATGATGATGAACGCCGCCACGCTGTACCCTAGGATTACGAAGGGCAACGAGAGCAGGGCAATGAACATCAACAGTGTGATACAGCCGCGCATCGTGTCTCCTTTCCTATTCCCACCACGGTTCGATGACCGTGACATCTTCCGTTTCTAGAATTCCGTCGATCAATGAGTATGGATCAACATCGTCATCATCGTACACTCACGCCTCCATCAACTTAATGATACGCACAGCCTCCGCACCAAGATCATCGATCGATCCTGAGTTTGATACTACACCGTCGACGGCGATCGTGTCAATGCCTGTGTCCGAAATGTGATTGTTCACGGGCTCGAACCCGGGACGCGTAACACGAAACACCCTTCCGCCCCAGCTCCTGATCAAGTCCGCCTCGTTCTGGAACCTGACATCAGTCACGACAACATTCGTACCTTCTGTGATCAAGGGCCAGATCTTTGCCTGTGCTGCCATCACCCATGCGTCCTTATTGATGATGTCCCTGACGGCTTCGGTGCCGAGCTTCTGCAAGTATTGTCGAACGTCCGGGATTTTCTTGGCCTCATCCCATCCAAGAACCCGAACCACCACACTAAGTGGCTGAAGATCATGATCTCCGTTCTTGTTTGGTGTCAGTACCCAGGGGTCCAGCACCAACGCCATTTCCTTCACAGCATCGGCAAACCCTACACGCTCGTAGCCGCCACGGAGACGCAGGGACTTGGCAAAGGTATCCTTCCCACTCCCTGCGTAACCCGTGAGACCTACAAGCTTACCGATACTCAACGCTTCACCATCTTGCTCTTGCCCGTCACGCCCACGAGACGCACCATGTCGGGCTGAGACGCCTTGATCCCGATCTTCATTGCGTCGCTCACCTTCCTCTTCAGTCGACGACGCGTCCCGTCGTTGTGCTTGCTCTTGTACCCGACCAGCTTACCACGCAGGTACTTCTGCTTCAACCTGATCTGTTCCATCACTTACCACCATTCTGAATGATCTTACCTTCCTTCTTGTGCTTCGGGCAAACGCCAAGCTTCTTGCAGCCCTTACAGCCCTTCATGATGGCCTTGGCCTGTGAGACTTTGGCGGCGGCAGCGGCTTCCTTGGCTCGTGCCCCTGTACGGCCTTCGTATGCGTTGCCTCCGTGGTAAGACTTACCAAGTCCAAGCTTCCACTTGCTGTCACCCTTAAAAGCGTCCTTAAATCCCATGTTACTTCCACTCCTCCCTGAGTTCAGCGTATTCGATCGTTGAGTCTGCTGCCATCCTAGCACGTGCTGCCTGTGCTTCGGAAGGGCTAATTCCGCGGGGAAGGCGTTTGATCAACTCACGCGTCCCGTTGTGCTTCTTGTATGCGATCCGATAGTTT